TGATATAGGTTCTTTACAACCATTTATAGGTGATGTTCTTTTAGAAGGTAGATTCGGACACTCATTAAGATTCGGATACACTCCAAATGGAGCTGATACAACTAAACAACCAACGTGGGGTTCATTAACTGATAATGACCCAATAACTATTTTAGCCAATGGTAGAAAACGTGGTGGTAAGTATAATAAATTTATTATAGAAGATATTGATGATGACCTTTCATCAATCTATTTAACATCATCACAAACACTTCAAATTAAAACATCTCAAACTAATTTAGGAAGTGCTGGTACACATTCTTCATATAGTAATCCAACGGTAACAATAACATCCGATAGAATATTATTAAACGCAAGAGAAGATTATGTAGTTCTATCAGGTAAAAAAGATGTTATAGTAGCTACCAAAAATTGGGCAGTTGATATGGATAAGATGTTTACTTTGATAGAAAAGTTAGCAAGTGAGTTGGCAGATTTAACATCGGCCAAAGCAACATATGCTACAGGAGTTGGACCAACAGGACCGGCTACTAACGCTAGTAAGGTCTCTAAGATACTTAGTGATATAAAATCATTGGCTCAATAAGGATAAGTTATGGCAGCACTATGGCCCACATATATTAAAAACGTAGGTATATTTTTGGATTCACCAAAGGAAGGTAAAACTGAAAAACAAACTGCTGAAAAATTAGCAAAAGAATACAAAACCGCCGTTACAACCGCTATGACAATCGCTCCAGCTGGAATAAATAAACCATCTAAACTACCATCAACAAGAAATATGATAAATGCTATTGAAATGACTTTAATAAATATTAAGGATTCAGAAGGTAAACCTAAACTTTCTCATTTCTCTGATTGGGCGACTGAGGTATATAATTTTTGGTTAAAAACTAAATTCTCAGCAATCGTACCAGACCCATTACATTTAGCAGCCGCTACTGGAGTACCAGGTTTAGTTTTTCCAATTACAAACGTTGTTACAAATGGCGGAATTGTTCCAGGTTTACAAAGTGATTTATTAACAGCATTTTCAGACGGTCCTCAAACAATCCCATATGGAGTACCAATGGCAACAAAATTAGCAAAAGCATTTACAACTCATCTAACAACAGTAGGGGGTTTACATACAATGGCAATGACAGGTGGAACACCAATATCACCAATACCGATACCATCGTTACCAATACCTTGGATTCAGTTAGTATAAAAAGAAAGTTTTTAATATTTATATATAAAGTAATCATTATGAAGGCAAAAGAATTAGCACAATTATTAGAAGTTATCGTAAGAAAGGTAGTTAGAGAAGAACTAAAACCTATCATTACGGAAGTTAGAAATGCATCTAAACCACTTCTAAAAGAAACAAAAAAGAAAAATAAAAGAACGTCAAACAGAATACAAAAAGACCCATTAGATATTGATTTATCTGAAATTTTAAAAGAAGAAAAAGTATCAACTCTATCTAAACCAAAAACATTTGTTAAGAATGATATGTTAAACGAAATGTTAAACGAAACATTAAATGATGGAGAATGGAAAAATATGGATTCTCAGTTTGGTTCTAATCAAGCACAAGCTTGGAGTGGTAGGGAATCTACATCAGTAGTACCAACTACAGATATAGATGGTAGACCTATCGATACTAATAATGAGCAAGTAGCAAACGTAATGGGTGCTATTACAAAAGATTATTCTCAATTGATGAAAACGATTGATAAGAAAAAAGGAAGATAGTTAAATGGCTAAAGAGAGAAAAGAATATTTTTATAACCCAATAGATTTTGAACAAGATGTTGCGGTAGGAATAAAATTACCATTCTCTAAAGATAGTGGATTATTTACGTTATCATACTCAACCGAAGAACAGGCAGTATCTAACTTAAAGAATCTATTATTGACTAGAAAAGGTGAAAGATTATTTCAACCAACGTTTGGTTCTCAGATTTATGCTCTCTTATTTGAACCAATAACTTTAGATTTAAAACAAAAATTAGAAGAAGGTATATTAGAAGATGTGAATTTCTGGTTACCTTACATAATTATTGATAAGGTAGAAGTTACTCCTGAGGAAGATAAAAACCAAGTTGGTATATCTTTAAATTTTAGAGTAACAGAACAAGGTGCTAACAATCAGATAATACTATATGTAGATTCTGCAGGTTCGGCAACAATAGAATAGGAACTTATGGCAAAAGCAAACAAATCAGATTTAGTCCAAAAGGATGTAAAACTTATAGGTAAAGATTTTGGAGAGTTAAGAAAAAACTTAATTGATTTTTCTAAAACATATTTTCCAAATACCTTTAATGATTTTAATGAATCCTCACCAGGAATGATGTTTATTGAAATGGCATCTTATGTTGGTGATGTGTTATCATTCTATACAGATACTCAACTTAGAGAATCTTTATTAAGTAATGCGGAAGAAAAAGTAAATCTATTTAATCTTGCATCAACATATGGTTATAAACCAAAAAACGTATGTCCTGCATCTGTAGAATTAGAAGTATTTCAATTAGTTCCAGCAAAAGGAAGTGGTGATGATGTAAAACCAGATTTTGATTACGCATTAAAAGTATCAAGTGGTATGATTGTAGGTTCTACTTCAAATAAAGATGTTGAATTTACAACCAACTTTGATATAGATTTTGCATTCTCATCTTCATTCAATCCAACGGATATATCTGTTTATCAAATTGATGAAACTAACAATGAACCTATTTACTATCTTTTAAAGAAAAGTGCAAGAGCATCTAGTGGTAAAGTTAAAACATCTACATTTACTTTTGATTCTCCACGAATTTATGATAAGATAAAACTTACAGATGAAAAAATAATTAAAATTAAATCTATAAGAGATGAAGATAATGATTTATGGACAGAAGTTCCGTTCTTAGCACAAGATACTGTATTTGAACAAGTAGAAAATAACGAAGATAATTCAACGGCACTTATGCAATATAGTGGTGATACTCCATTCTTATTAGAATTAAAAAGGGCTCCAAAGCGATTTATTACAAGATTTGAATCAGAAAAAGATTTAGTTATACAATTTGGAGCGGGTGTATCTGCAAATGCTGATGAAGAAATTATTCCAAATCCTGATAATGTAGGTTCATCCCTATATCAGAATACAGGAGATTTAGACCAGGGACTAGACCCATCTAACTTTCTATATACCAAAACATATGGTGTAGCACCTTCAAATACAACACTTACAGTCGATTACTTAGTTGGTAATGGTGTAGTTGATAATATACCTGCTAAAGATTTAACATCTGTTATTAGTAGAGTATTTGAAAACGATAATACCATAAATCTAAATCAAGATACTTTAAGATTTGTACAAAACTCAATAGCAGTTTCAAATCCAAATCCTGCAGTTGGTGGTAGGAGTAAAGAATCTGAAGATGAAATTCGTAACAATGCAATGGCATACTTTGCGGCTCAAAACAGAACTGTAAGTAGAGAAGATTACATTATGAGATGTTACGCACTCCCACCACAATTTGGTTCAGTAGCGAAAGCATACTTAGTACAAGATTATCAAATAGAAACTAAGTTAGAAAAAACTAATGAGGGAATACAATCTACTACATCAGAAAAACCAAATCCACTTGCATTAAATTTATATACATTAGGATATGATAGAGACAAAAAAGTAACTAACTTAAACCCAGCTACTAAAAACAATTTAAAACATTATCTTTCATACTACAGAATCCTAACAGATGCTGTAAATATAAAAGATGCGTACATTGTTAACATATCAATTAACTTTGATATAGTTGTTTTACCAGATTATAATTCTAATGAAGTTCTTCTTAGATGTATAGCGGCATTAAAAGATTATTTTAATATAGATAATTGGAGAATAAATCAACCAATTAATATATCACAAGTATATGTTTTATTAGACAAAGTAGATGGTGTACAAACTGTACCAAGACCTGATTCTAATGGAGAAGGTGGATTACAAATATCAAATAAGTTTAACGGGAATTACTCACCAAACAAATATGCATTGGGTAGGGCGACTAGATTGGGTGTTATATACCCACCTAAAGACCCTTCTATATTTGAAGTTAAGTATCCTAACGTAGATATAAGAGGTAAGGTTGTTACACAATCATTCTAAGGAGAGAAACTATGATTTATAGAATATACGGACAAAAAGATGCTACTATTTACGAACAAACCAGTCGTACAGCACAAAACACAGGTGCTGATGAGATATTGGAAGTTACTAAATTTTACGATGAAGATACAGATAGTATTTGGATTGGTAATAGTAGAATATTAACAAAGTTCGATTTAACAGAAATATCATCATCAATTGTCGCAGGTGATATTAGTGGTAGTATAAAGTACTATCTAAATTTAACATCTACTGAAGAAAATGAGATTCAGTCGGAATATCAATTGGATATATATCCTGTTTCTCAAAGTTGGTCTGAAGGAACTGGTAAATGGTTACATACACCTGTAACTACAAATGGTGTAAGTTGGCAGTATCCAAGTGGCACTGAAACTTGGAACACAGATTCGGCAAGTATATTTAATGGAGTAGAAGTAAGTCAATCACCAACTGAAGGTATTCTTTTATTACAAAACTTTTCTGATGGAACAGGTTCGTTATTTTTAACAGAATCTATTAATGATATAAATGGTAACTCCCCATCTATGAGTATTTTAAATGAACAATTAATTATATCCGCATCAAACTTTGCAGGTACTACTTTAGTTATTCCGTTATACTTAGAAAATAGTAGAAAGTATGGAGTTCAGTTTCAGATAGACCCCAAAGATTATACAGATGTACAGTTTAGAGTAGAAACCCCATCGGGCGTTATCCAAAATCAAGATACATATACAGATATGGTTGGTAATATTACAACTGCATCTACTCAATCATTTGATTTAACATCTACTGAGACTGGTGAGTATAAATTAAGATTTACATTTTTTGATAATGATGGTTCTACTGCATCAACCGAAGGTGTTTTTGATGAGTTGTTTGTTACTGAAAAAGATGGTAACACTTTAGTATGGGAAACATTTTCTGTTAATAAAGGTGGGTTTGTTCAGAGAGATGTTATAACTAATTCAAATGGTAATTCACCAATCTTACAAACTTCTGCTTCAAAACTAAGTTTAAAGGCAGATAATATAGGTGGTGCATCGGCCGAATATATAAAAGAATTATCTAGTGAATTACAATATACAATTACATCTGAATTAAATTTAGGTAAATATCCTTCAATTGGGTTTGATTTGTACAATCCATTAGATTTGACAATGACTCCATCACAAGTTACAGGATTACAATCAGAATACACATCATCGGTAACTCAATCATTAGTATTTACTCCACCAACGACTGGTAAGTATAGATTTAACTATTCATATTTTGCAAGTGGTTCGGTTGGGGCGACAGGTTCTATTGATAATTTTAAAATAGTATTTTCGGGTTCTTTATCCGAACCACCACAAATACAAGCATCGTTCTTTAAAAACAAAGGTGGTGGTACGTGGTACACCTCATCTATAAATAATACAAAATATAGTCAATCATTTACAAAATATACATCAAACTTAAATAGTAATGTTACTGATTATGTTAACGATTGGTTAAATGGTTCTAGAGTAAATGATGGATTTTTAATTAAAAGGCCTCTAACTCAAGAAAGTAGTTCTACACGATTTGGTTCATCTAAATTTTTCTCAAACGAAACACATACTATATATGTTCCAACATTAGAAGTTAGATGGGTAGATTCAACATTCAATACAGGTTCACTATCATCATTAACAGCCGATGATATCTTAGTGTATCCAAAAAACTTATCTTCAGAATATAAAGAAAAATCTAAGGATAGAATTAGAATTGTTGGTAGAGAACGATATCCACAAAGAAGTTTTGCAGATTCTAATCCATATACTACGATTAAATATCTTCCTCAGAATACTTATTACCAAGTAAGAGATGTTGAAACCAATTTAGTATTGATACCGTATGATACAACTTACACAAAAGTAAGTTGTGATTCGACTGGAAACTATTTTGATTTTTGGTTCAATACACTACAACCTGAACGATTCTACCAATTTGAATTCAGAGTTGATAGAGGTGGAACACAACAATATTTTGATGGAAACGTATTTAAAGTGGTTAGATAATGGCACAAGCACCGAAACAAATAAGTAAAAAAGTAATAGCAGAAACAAAAGTAAAACAACTTGCTGTTGTAAGAGCTACTAATGTCGAAAAACAAATAGGTGTTACTAAAGAACAAGTACAAAATGTAATAGAAAAAGAATTTAGAGATATAAGAAGAAATTCATCTGAACAAATAATTTCATATACACTTCCTAAATCATCAACTTTACAATATGGTAAAGAGTTTTTACCAGGTATTAAAAACAATCTTAACAAAAAACAATATACATCGGTTATAAATAATGATATTGAACAATTTACACAACAAATTACTGAGTTTAATATAGATACTAAAAAATTAAACTCTGTATTTTTCCCATCTGCAGATATAGAAGCAGTATTACAAGAAGAACCATTAAAATTTAACGGTGAACTTGTTAGAATAGGTTCAGGTCCTGATGCATTCTACTATATTGAAGATAATAAGTTTTACACATTTGCACCAGGTCATGGTTATCTCCTCAACATCATTGCTGAAAAAAATGGAAAACCGATGACATTCAGAATGAATGATAAATTTGATTATTTAAATGAGGCATACAAATATTGGGGTACAACAGAAATAGACAACGGCCAAAACCAATATAAACTATATAATGATAATACTTACACAAGAGCTTCTATTGCATATTTAGAAACAAACCAATATGGTGGTGAATTAACAAAAGAAAAAGTATTAGGAATTGCTGCAGAAGAAACATTATATATTAAATGGGAAAATCTAGCAACTTTAGATAAGTTTTCAAAAATAATAGTAAGAGGAAAAGATTGTACACCTATTGATTGGTTTAGAATTCCATCAAGACCTATTAGAGAGTGTTTTACAAGTACTGAAGAAGATTTAACAGTAGGTGTATTTTTTGATAGTCCAAAATCTATCACATTTGCTTTTAAATTATTTTATAAGAATGGTGGAAATGTTCTTTTAAATCCATCTAAAGGAACTGGATATACTTGGAAAGATGAACCATATGATGAATACAGAATACCATATGATAAACTTACAGATGATGATGGTAATTTAGTGTGGAGAATAGAAATAGATACAGAATCACGTTGGTTTCCATTTTATCAAGAAGGTACTTCTGCTGGTCAATTGAGATTCTTAGAAGGGGTTAGAATTACTAATATAACATTTCCAGATGGTACAATTGGTTCGACTACGAACTCACAAGCTGGATATGGTGCAGTATTGTATAAATGGACGAACGCAGGTGGTGGTAGTTGGCAACTAGCACTATCTACAGAACAAAATCAAATACCATTATATGTAGAAGGTGACACTTACAAATGGAATGGTAGTTACTTTGAAACCTATACACCAGCATTACCACCAACTAATGAAATCAAAATAGATTATCAAATGATGGATGGTAACTTAATCGTTCTTTATGGTAGTGATGGTAGAATGAATGGTGGTGATAAATTAGTAGATGATTTATGGGAAGCTGCACAAGATACATTAACCCAACTTAACATAGTAAGAGGGTATCAAGATAAAAAGAAAAAACAAAGATGGTCTGATAAAATTGGAAAACGCTCAAGTGGTGGAGATGAAACTAAACTATTAGATGTACTTACTCAAACTGCAGATGATATTAATAAAGGTGGTACTGGTTACTTACAAGGAAATCCATTTGCTAATGTTAACTTAAATTTCTTTACAAATCCTACATCATATGATTGTCCTGTTTCTTACGATAATTTAAAAGATAACTATGAATTATTAAATAATAAGAATTCTTTAATACAAACAAACCCAAGTGGTGGTAGACGAGATTTAAAACAAGCATGGGAATTGGGTGATGGTTCAGGTACTTATGGTGGGAGTAAGGTTAATTCAACTGAAAAAGCAGCAAACAAAGCACTTAGAATTAGAAATGCATCTGAGTGGGAAAAGTGTATAAAGAAACGTGCTAGTGGTAGAGAAGAACGAGATTTATTAAGATTATTAGGTCATACGGCAAGAGCCGTAATAAGAAGTGGAAACGGTAGGATAGAATAATGAGTTTAGATATATACAATAACCCAGCCGATTTATTTTCATCTAGAAAACCAGTAGATGCTCCGATACTTTATGCGGAAACAGATTTAGAAAGAATACTACCTGTACCAGTTATATTATCAGAAGTAGATTTAAAAAATGAATCTACATCCTCTAATACAAGAATGGATTTCCACATATACTCAGGTGAAAATTTATTAAATTCAAATGATACAAGAATAGTTTACGAACTTAATACAAAGTCAGATTCTTCAAATACATATGATTACGATATTGTAATACAGCCTGAAAAAAATGTAAGAAAGTCAAACATATCTAAAGGAAGTTTTTCAATAGTTTATAATTTCTTAGATAGAAAGACAGATAAGTTAAAAATAGATGAAATATCCGCGGATAGAACAGAATTAAAATTAAATGTAGATGTAGAAAACGACCCTACTGTTAAAACCAACGAGGGTTTAAAATATTTATTAGATTCGTTAGGTAATGCGACAGGTAATCCAGAAATACAAACAAGTGAACATGAACAATATGTTTTAAACTTTGGAGATAATGAATTAGCTACAATTACTAATTTTGATTTTACATTAAATGAAAGAGTAGGTTTTGTAACAGAACAAATACCATTTCCAATTAGTGGTGGTAACGCTCCTACTAGATTCTATCCTATAGAAAATCAAGAAGGGTATTGGGCAGAAGTATATATTTCTGATACCGACATAGAAACTGAAATTGACGTAATGGACATGGAGGCTGAGTCGGCTGAGTTATCTGCAACTCCTGATGGTGATGTGATAGTAGAAAGTCCTGTTCTTATACAAAAACCAGATACGGCAGGAGAAGTTTCACTTCCACCTAACCATCCATTGACTGATGGAAGTCTTACACAAGTAAAACCAATTTCTCCAAAAAACGGTGGACAAACGCCCCCAACAGACCCTAAAACAAATAAACCATATAAATTTAACTATCAAGGATTAACCAGTCCCGCAGGACAGGCCTTAATAAGCCAATCAATGGTAGTACCTGAATCAAAAGTATCAATTCAAACATCTGTTGGTGAGAATATTATTGTTACTGGACAAGATTTGATAGATGCAGGTGTTATCGCATCACCTTCGACACCAAATCCACCATCAGTTGAATCAAACGGTGGTACTCAATCAGAAACAAGAAGTAATAGATTTACTGATAGAATGTTGGGATTTTCAAAACCTCTTGCTCAACAAAGAAGATTTCACACAACAGGTAGAGGTGCTAAGTTTTTCTTAGGATTTAACGATGAAGATAAGTTATCATATCAAATAGAAACAGATATTACAGGTGAACCAATTTATTACACATATGGTAACAAAGATGATGAATTTGGATTTTCTCTTAAGCCTATGTTAGATTATAATACGTTACTTAATGGTAAACCTGTTTCTAGTGAAGTACAATATTTTGACCCTTTCTTTAAAAATGAAAGCAACCTAAAAACGGTTACCGTAAAATTATACAAACCACTTAGAGGTGATTTAACAAATAAACCTGCAAGTATTGAAAAAGTAATTAGAGAAAGTTATATTGAAAAATTACTTGTATATCCATTTAATAAAATAGTAACTCAGGATAACTTTTCAGAACCAAACTTTAAAATTGATATGGGTACTTATGGAAAATCCATTGGTACTGATTTAAAAAGTTGGAATGATTTATTAGATACTAATTTACAAACATCACAACAGATAGTTGATAAATACATTAGTTCTTCTTTTGATTCAAATATAAATGTTAACTATTCTGATTTTTCAGAATTTGTACATTATTCATCTGCAGTAGAAAGAGTAAATAATTTTAAATATAAAGCAGAATTAATTGAAAGTTATGATGCAAGAATAAAAACATTAGAAGAGGTAAGTGGTTCAGAGGCACTAACAAATATATCACAATCTATCACAAGAAAAAATACTGTTGTAAGTGGTATGGATGGTTGGGAACGTTGGATGTATAACGAACCATCATCTTCACTATACTCACACCACAGTTCATCTGCATTTACATTTAGTCCCTGGCCAAAAGTTAAATCTCAACCAGTTCAATTGTTATCTGCAACATCATCAAACGCAATACACTATTACAACAATCTAATAGAATCTGCAAGTTACTTTGATTCTATAAATGATGCGAGGTTAACAAAAACAATTCCTGCATCACTAAGCGAAGACCCGCTTAATAGTGATTATCTTATGTTTATTGACATGATAGGACATCACTTTGATATTACCTGGTCGTATATAAATAAATTAACATCTATACACAGTAGAGAAGAACATCCGTATGATGGTATGCCAAACAATCTATTATATGATGTTGCAAAATCTATGGGTTGGAAACTAACACATGGAAAAGATAGAGAAGAACTTTGGAGTTATGCATTAGGAACAGATAAATTGGGTAATCCAGTATCATCGGGCTCGTTGGCATCAAAACCTGTAGAACAATATACACATGAGATTTGGAGAAGGATTGTAAATAACATTCCATATCTTCTAAAAACAAAAGGTTCGGCAAGAGCCGTTAAAGCATTAATCGCCACTTATGGAATTCCTCAAACATTCTTATCTATTAGAGAATATGGTGGCCCTATGATAGAAGAGGTTAG